GCACTGCTTTCCAAACCAGTTTTTACTTGATTCAACGCAGACACCAACTTTGCGTTGCCTGGGTTGGCAGCAAGCAACATATCAATCTGCTGCGTCAGCGGCGCAACATTGATCGCCATGCCTGGTTGCGTGGCGGCCGTGTACAACGGCCCGCTTACGTTTGCACGCATTGCCTCTGCGGTTTGCAAATCAGGCGTAATGCCTTGCAAACGCGCCATGCGATCTGCTTCTTGAGCGTTTTGAACAGCCAGCGCGCGCCCAGGAGCAGTTTTAGCTTCAACAGATTCACCAAGATATTGCACTTGCGGTGAAGTTACGTCTGCTAATGCTTGCCGCACAGTCATGCCTGCCGGCGCGGCGGCCAACGCGTTTCGAGCGGCGGCTAAGTTTTGAGGTGTTCTGCCTTCTTCAGTCAGTGCATTACGAACGATGTTGCCCGCCCGCGCCGCAGCGCGTTGCCCGGCCAGCGCGTCAATCACGTTGCCAGCGCCTTTAGCGCCTAGCGCCAAGCCATACCCCGCCGCCGTGGTAATAGGCGCCAATGGGTTGGTATACGTGCCTACAGTACCCATTACTTTGGCGGCTGTAGGTGCTACGCGGCCTAACGCAGACGCGCCGCCGGTAAGCAGCGTGGACAGATCGGAGGCTGCCCCCACGGGGTCAGTTGCCAAGGTGTTCTTTAAACCTTCTATGCTGCCATACCGTTCGCTAATCATGCCACCAGCAGCGTTTGCCGCTTCAATTGCACGTTTGGCCGCAGCAGGGTTGGTGTCTATCTGATTGACCAAATCAACAACGCTTTTAGGCAATACGTTTTGCAAAGCGCCCGCGCCGATGTCAAGGATGCCGGTTGCGGTTTGTACTGGGTTAGTGATCGCTTCTTTCAAACCTTTGTAGAACGCCGCAGCACTTGAACCAACATTGGCCAATGCTTCACCAGGCACGTCTGACCAAGCGCGGCGCGGGCCGGGCATGCCACCGCCACCAGATTCCATTTGAAATCCTGGCGGCAATTTTATGCCTGCAGGTGCCGGCGCTTGTTCAAGCTCAAATCCGGGTGGTAAAGCCATTATTTAGCTCCTGCTGGTTTCCATGTGTTACCGCCGTCAGTAGACTGAATACGAGCGTTCGTCTGAGGGTTTACCGCAAATATTGCAATTGGGCCAACAGCAGACAACTCAGGTACTTTGATAGGCACGGTAGATAAGCCAGTGCCTTGCACCACTTCTTTAGGTATTTCACCGGCTCGTTTATTCCACGCATCTGCACTGCGGACTGCAACACGGTGTTGCAACGTAGCTAAGTCGGTAAGAGTTTTTGCAGTAAGACCAATCGTGCCACCTGCAATGCCTTGCAAGAAAGTAAGGTCTTTGTTTGTAAATCCTTGGCCCGTACCCAAACCTGCGCCTTTAATTGCGTCAAGCGTGCTTTGACCTGTAGCAGCAATAAGCGCTTCGGTGTTCGCAATTTTTTCATCGTTACTAGCACCAGCCACATTTAGTACTCGCGCAATGTTTATTTTGACTTCAGCAGCAGGCCCAGTAAATACATTGCCTTGATTGACCAAACCAATAATGCGGTTAGCGCTCTCAGCCAACTGAGGCGCTTTTTCTGCCGTAGTCAATTTGTTTATGTCAGTATCGGCCAATTTGCCTCCAAATGCGCCGCCGTATGCTTTTTCAGTGCTAACGTTAACTGTTGTAGCGGGCGCATGGGTACTTAGTTTGTTAATCAACTTTGTATACGCTGCTACGTCAGGATCGTTAACTGGTCTTCCTAGCGCTATTAACCTATCTCGATCAGCTATTGCTCTAGTCAATTCAACAGGTTGAGGTGCGGATTGTTTTAGCGCCGTATATTTAGCAAATCCTTCGGGAGTAATAGGAAGGCCGAAGGCCTGCATTTCTCTTATTGTTTCTGGCTGTTGTCTAGACGCCAAAGCAATATCGGCGTCTATGGCGCGCGCCGCCGCAATAGATTGAGGCGTGCCCATAGCTAAGAAAGCGTTACGTTTATTCCGCAGCATGCTTACATCTGGCCCCGCCGGCGTTGCAATTGAAGGCGCGGCTAAAGTATTTGCAACCGGAACGGTCGCAGCGGGCGCAGGCACAAGCCGATTGACAGGTTCGGGAGCCATGCCAAAGGTACCCGAACCTAACGCGCCAGGTTGCATGGTCGGGGCCAGCGCATTGGTCGCGGGCGCGGCAGAAGCAGGCGCGGAAGGCATGGCAGTTGGAGTTTCGCCCATGCGCATAATATTGGCGAATTGCGCGCGCTCATCTAACTTCTGACGCAAGCCAACGCCAAACTCAACAAACTTGGGATTGCCTGATTTAAGGTAAGCGTCAGCAATTTGGCCCAGATCAGCCGGGCCGCCATGCTCTACAGCTTTGGCTTGGATTTGTTGCAACGTTGCTTCATCGCGGCGCATTTGATCAAGCTGCATTTGGCTAACTTGATTTTGATTTTGCATCGATTGAATTTGCGCAACTTGGGCGTACTGGGCCAACGGGTTGGCCACTTCAACGCCTCGGACGCCTAGCGCAATGTTTGGGTCAAGTGCCATGGTTTACCTCAAAAAGGTGTGTCAATCATTCCAGCGCGGCTGCCAGTGCCGTAGTCACCGCCACCATATCCACCGCCACCACCATAGTAGGGGTTCATACTGACATTACGGTTGTTTAGCGCGTTAACCAAGTTATTGCCTTGGTTGTAATTTAAATAGGTGCTCAAGCCGCCGGTCAAAGCGTTGGCCCCGCCATCTTGACCAGCAGCGGTTGCGGCTGCGCCTGATGTCATCAAGTTACCCATATTAGTAGCTGCATTTTGCCCGGCAGTGCCAATTTGATTTGTAGCAGTTTGACCAATACCGGCCATAGACGCCAGACGGTTGTAGCCTGTAGCCTCACGCGCCACGTTGGCGTTGTAGCCCGTCAGCGCCCGGTTGTAGGCGTTGTGGTATTCCTGGCTGCCCAGGCCTTGTCCAAAGCGTTGCGCGGCCTTCAACGCACCGCCAGAGATTAAGCCGCCCCTGGCGGCCGCGCTTCGATCCAGCGCTTTCTGGCCTTCCGATACTCGGAACGCATAACCTGGGTCTTGACCTAAATTAACTTGGCCTGTAAACGCGGCAGGCATTCCGTTGTACTGTTGTTGCATTTGACCCAACGCATTAACGCCGGCTTGGCGAAACGGTTCTTGCAACGCAGCTTGCTCTCTAAACATTTGCAATTGCGCATCAGATGCGCGGCTGGCCGCGTCTGCCTGAGTGCTGGCCGCGCTGCGCGAAGCGCTGCCGCCCAATAGTGCGCTGCCAACAATAGCGGCGGGGATCATCCAAGGCATATCAAACTCCTTCGCTTAAAAGCTGTGCAATTTTATGCACTTGTCGATTGTCCACAGGTGCAACAATCACGTCATCAATTTCATCTTCATCGGTGCAATCAGTTGCGTGAATGCAGTACCAAACAACGTCTGTCAAAGAGCGGATGCCGTGGTGCTTGCCGGCCTTAACGGTTATGCACGCAGGGGCGTGCATCACGGTAGAGTCACCATCAACAATCAACTCAACTGAGCCTTTAGCCAGCACAGACAAATGGTCAAACTTGTGCGTGTGCTGAACCAACCATTTGTCGGCAGGAATAAATGTTTCCTTGGCGTAAACGCCGCCGCCAAAATGATGCTGGATGTCAGGCTCAATAAACTTCATTAAGTCACCTCACGGCCACTGACGCGCATGTTGATAGCTGTGGCAGTGCCTGCAATGGTGCTAATAAAGTCGCCCACACCGAGCACCTGGCCCACCAGCTCGGGGAAAGTATAGACCTCAGACGCTTGGAGCGTCTTGGTCTTGGTGATCAAGTTCAAATTGCCAGCAGACCCAGTTACAGTGACCAAGTTGACGCTGATGGTCGCAGCGCTGGCGCTGTAATTGGTTGCGGTGAATTTGTCAATGATGGCCGTAACACCAGTAGCGGTGTACTGGGTTGTTTGGCTGTTCTCAACAATTTTGGCGGGGACAAGGACTTTGACGGTGACTGTCATGGGTTACTCCAATAAAAGGCAATTGTTAGCGGCAGCTTGCATGATGACCCAATTGGTGCCGTCAGACACCATTGTCGCCCAATTACCCGCAACTGCCAAGAGGATTGCGGTGCCCGCCGCCCCGCCCGTTTGGGGAACAACATTGCTGGACGCTGACACCAGCGTCTGGGCTTGATAGTTTTGGAAGGTTAAATACCGACCAGGCCATGCGGATGCAGTTGGCAAAGTTGCTGTACAGGTCGAGCCCGACTTATTGTTGATGTACCAGTTGCTGGTGCCCACTGTAAAGTCTGCCGTTACAGTTACGGGCGCGCTTGAAAGCGCGGCAATAGTTGCACTGACAGCACCAATGTCAAGAATGGGCTGCAATTGCAGCCCTTCAATTTGCTTTTGCATCTCCGCAATTTGAGACACTAAGGCAGAGCAGCAATCGGTCAATACGTCAGGAACGGGTAAGGTAACGACAGGAGGAAGCGTTTGCAGTTCCTGATTGACCGCACGAAGCGCGGCGTCATACGACGCAATCACCGATTCGGCGCTAAACGTAATACCAGAATTGTCAATAACCCCCGTAGCAACTTGATTAAGCGACAGGAAAAACAAGTACCAAGCCCGGTCAATTAACCCGGTGCGCGGGTCAATCAACGGCACCCTGGGGGGTGTAATGGGCGTGGGCGTTGCGTTTGGGCTAGGCATTGGTCGGGCTAATGATCAACTCGGCCCCCATGATGGCCACTTTGACCGGGTCAGTCATGGACAGCTCATAGACGCGGTCTCGCAGCTTGACTGTCATGCCTAACCGCCGCCAAAACGTTCTGTGGCCATACGCACCGATTCTGCCAAGTGGCGACCAATGCTCGTTTGACCAAGTGTGGCCGCCATCATCCGACCAACGCAACATGGCTTCGGGTTCGTAGCCTGGTGCGGCAGGGTATGAATTGGTGACAATTTCATAGCCTGTAATGTCAGTATCTGATAATTCGTATTGCCCAATCGGTTCAAAACCGTCCCCTGCTTCGGTGGTCAATGTAACGCCCGATTGAGTGGCCAAATATGTTTGTACATACTCAGCCACAAGGTTTAACCCCGACTCAGTGTCTATGTTTTCGCTGGCGTATGCAGGGTATAGGTTTAACCCAACGCCCGTTTCGCAGTCTAATTGCAAACTGTGGTGGGCCGTGCGCTTAAGATTGTTTTGACCCGTAGGCAGCGCCCGCCAGGTGCGCAACCACTTTTGAATCTCGCCATTGTCGGCGTACACGTCAAGGTCAAAGGCGTAAATATTGCCGTTCTCATAGTCGCCAACAACAATCTTGTTGTTAAACGCCATCTGGCAGTTGCTACGGTGTCGGGTAAACGCGCCATCAATAAAGCCCGCCCGCTCATGCCAGGCTTGGGTGGCCGCGTCATACACCCAAGTGGTGTTGGCCGTGGGAAAGATCAACACGTAAAAGCTGTGGCCATCCTGTTGATACGTGTACGCAATCGCGTCCGACATATCGCTGTACTGCTGGATTTGCCACTCAACCGCATGGGTTGAGATGCGCTGGCCTTGGTAACCGTTGGCTCGGTAGACGATACCTTGGCCCCGGCGATCACGGCCCAACCAGAAAAGGCCGTTGTCCATCTTGGCGATAGAGAAGGGAGCTGCGCAACCAAGCTCGTTGAACGCGCCTTGGATGCGTTGCAGGGGGAAGTCTGTGGCGCCTGAGTCGTACCAAACCTCAATAGAGTTTGTGCCAAAGGCCCAAACCTCGCGGAAGTTGGACACCACGGCCAGCAAGCCGTCAGGCGACCCTTCGGTGCTGGCAAACTCAAGCGGGTCAATGGACGTGCCGTCCAAAAGGGTTGTGACCCACATTTTTTGACTATCGGGCTCGTTGAACACGAAATAGCCGTCTAGATAGCAAACCGTTACCGCGCCGGGAAAGTCAGGGTCGGTGATCTGGCCAAAGGCGTTGGTGGCGTTGTTGTAGATATAGCTGGGGCCGTTGGCTGCAATGAACAGTTGCGTGCCGTTGTCGGCCATGCTGACCGGCCCAGTACCGGCTATGGTGCCGATCAGCGTGGGCACATAAGACGTGTTGATCTTATAGAGTTGGGTGCCTGACACCACAAAAGCGTCAGAGTCATTGGATGAGAACGCCCACAAGCCGCGAACCGGCCCAGTGCCCACCGCCGACAAAAGCGCCAAACCTGGGCAGCGCTGTAAGAATGCAGGCTCTTTACCGCCTTCGGGGATAACTTCTGGAAACAGATTGACCATGCGCGCATCCGCAGCGTTGACGCTGCGGGCTACGTAGGTCGATCCAAGGATGGGCGTTTTCATGCGACGTAGCTTGGATACCACTTAGTTGTTGTGACGTCGTAAGTCATTGTCAATGCCTTACTAACCACCGCTGTGCCCGCAAGAGCAATATTTCCCGCCGTTGTCCAAGTAAATATGCCGGTTGGAATTAATGTAATTGCGCCGCCACCAGTAGAAATTGGTGCGGCTGCCGTGATGTTTACCACTGCCGTTGTTCCCGAAATAAACACAATTGGTGTTGTCGGGGCAATTGTTGTTGCGCTTGCGATTGTTGGTGCAGCCGCGCTTACCGCGCTGAAGCCACTCAATGCAAGGCTTGTGCCTGTGGCCGCGCCAATGACCGGTGTGGTCAATGTTGGTGTAGTTGCAAATACAGCAGAACCTGTACCTGTTTCATCAGTTAACGCAGTTCGTAGATTGGTACTGCTTGGCGTTGCCAAAAATGTTGCCACACCGGCACCCAAACCACTTACGCCGGTTGCAACAGGCAGACCCGTGCAATTGGTCAAAACGCCACTGGCGGGCGTACCTAGCGCAGGCGCAACCAACGTTGAGTTGGTAAACAGCAGTGCGTTCGTGACTTGTTTGGTTGTGCCTGACTGCACAATTGGCAAAACATCAGCAACGGCAGCAGCAGTTGCAACGGGGAGGGAGGTGATTGCAATGGTGGCCATGTTAGTAGTTTCCTGCGTAAATGTTAAAACGTTGACGGGTGGCAATTAGCGAATACGGCATTGACATGATGTCATCAGGATTGTTGATGCGCTTTAGATTACGCTTGCTGGTCATGGCAATGCGCTGTACCTGGGGGCTGGGCTCAACGCCAAACTCAGGGGCAAACTCCATAGCTAGGTTGTACGTGAAAGCACGTAGATACCCAGGCGGGAACAAAATGTTGGTTGCCAAAGTGGCGGGTTGATCCAACTCTTCAACCGAAATAAAATGCCATTCTAAATCCCGCGTGGGCTTGGGGTAGATGTACATATCAACATCAGGATACGTCATGTTGATAAACAGCACTTGCGGGTACGTAGACGTTACCGTCTTAACAGCAATACCATCGTATTGTTGCTGATTGATCATT